GTTCAAGAAGAGCAGCCTTTCGGGCTTCCATCTTCTTTTCCTTCTTCATCTTATTAAGTTCTTCCATCTTGTCCTTCATTTCTTCTTCGCTCTTAGCGATTGATTCTTGAAGTTCAGTGACAGAAGTTTCCTTTTCGGCCAATGAAGCTTCTAGAGCTTTAATTGCTTCTTCCTTTTCGCCAAGTGTGGCTTCAAGTTTAGCAATTGACTCTAGCGTTTCTTTTGATGCAGCTTCGGCAATTTCAGCGCGAAGAGCTTTATTTTCTTCTTTAGCAGAAGCTAACTCAGACTGAATATCAGCAAGCTGCTTCTCTAAAAGACTATTATCTGCCATAATATCTTCTCCTTGTGAAAAAGTAGTTAAAGTTATATCGTTTAGGGAATAAGCTCTACTGGAATCAAGAATAATACTCCTCGGGTTAGCTGGCTTGGATACAAGACCTTTGCCAGAAAAAGAAATATCCCTTAATAATCTTCCAACCTTGTATCCCTCGTACTCGCCAGTGCCGCCATATGCTCTTAAATGCTTGGTTAAAAATGCTGAATCTTGATTTCTTTCTAGTGCTTTGGCTGAACCATTTTGGTCTAACAAAGAATAATCAAAACCGGCAAAAAGACACTCCATAGAAACAAACCATTTGCCTTCTTCAATTTCAGCAATAATTTGCTTCATTCTGTCTCTATTTTCTTCGTTCGTCCAACTATTATACAAAACAGCTTCTGTGATTATATCAAATTCATCAGGAGCTTCTTGAGATTCTATTCTATTGCCCTCTTTGTCAACAATATAGCTTCCAGTGATATGACCGATTATATCATTTTCATTGTGCATGAAGTTAAACTGTTTATCTTCTGGAGTGTTTCGTGCGGCCCAAGTTTGAGAAGCTTCAAAAACATCATCATTCTTATTCCAGCCAGTAGACACTAAAACAGAAGTTATGTAATATAGATCAATTTGCTGCGGATTTGCGCTAGATGCTAAAATCTTTCTTGCGGTTCTATTCAAAGAATCATTACCAGAATCTTTATAAAGAAGAGCTTGAGAACAATACGCAACGCTAGACTGAGCTTTTACAAGATCAGACACACCGTCTTCTATTTCTTTTTCATAAATTTTCATGTAGTATACCTCTCAAGATTACTATACACAAGATAAAAAATTTTTGACAATTATTGGACTTTTTCAGCAACAAAAATGGCTACGACATGCTTTCTAAATAAATCGACTGGCATGTTTGATATTGAAATATTATTTTCATTGAGAAGTGTTTTAAAGGTTTCTGGCGTTGACACATTAGCTTTTAATATATTACAAATGGCTTTATCTGTGACTTCTTCAAGTATCGGTAAATTCGTGAAAACATCTAGCTTAATAGTCTCTAAATCCTTAAATTGAGCTTTTGTTAATTGCCTCAAGTTTTTCTTTGACAAAGAGTTCAAATAAGCATTATTAACAACACTTGATATTTTATCCCAAGCATTATCAGACCAAACTAACAGTTCAGCAACTCCGGGTGTAGATTTTGGCTTTTCGCTTCTTTGTTTTCTTGGTACAGAGTCTTGAGAATTAAACGGCCTTCCTTTAGGCTTGATGTCCGTATTGGTGTTTTGGCTTGGTGTATTTTTTTGTTTTTGTTTTTCCTGCCTTAGATTAATTTGTCCTTGCTTATCCATTTTTTCCATATCTTGCTGATGATTTGGATTATGGTAAGGACTAGCTTTTGGTGGGCCAGAGTTTTCTCTCTTGTCGAGTTCTCTTTTAATTCTGATATTTTCAATCTGAGGAATTTCTTTGAATCTCTCAAGAAGTGTTTCGTGACTAATAATATCACGATCAGCAAGTTGTATGAGAAGATTCTTTTCGGCAGCTTCGTCTGATAGGGTCATTTGATCAAATTGTATATGAGCTTTATATCTGAATCCCATAGCTTGTCTGACTAATTCCAATTCCTTTTCCCAGAAGCGTAAAAGTTGATCTCTTCCATACTGTAATCTTTCCAAAAGTGTTTTTAGAGATATGAAATTGTTAGTAAATCCACCACCATTTGTGGCCATACCAGTAAGTGTTGGCGGTACACCGAGTCCAGCATAGATACTATTCAAAACAGAGGTATACTTTTCAGAACCAAGGAACTTATAAACTTCGCTACTTGATTCCTGAAATGACAACTCTGGACCCCATACGAGTTCCATAGTGCCACCACCAACATTACTGGCAAGAATGTCTCTAAGTTTATTTATAGCAGCTTTATTTGGTAAAATTTTATGATCTAAGCTGCCCAAAGTCCAGAGCCTAATATTTGATATTGCACCATCAAGCGCAGACATATCAGCAAGACGCATTTTTTCTAGCATAATAATATCGTCTAGAATGGCGTATATCATAGGGTTAGCCCACTGTCTCCAATCGTCTTTTTTGTAATAAAAAACACTTAGACGTTCTTGATCTAATGGTATGTCTTTGTCGCCCCTGATTAAGCTTTGTTTGATTGTTGGAGGTAACGTCTCTAGCACATGATTTGGTATGTCACCAGCTCTGAACTTATCAAAAAATGAGTTAGTAGTTATTGTGTAATTCTGTAATCCCATAAACAAAGAAAGGTTTCCGTCTTTCATTTTAACAGTTAATGGATTAAAGAAATTATACCTCCACGGAATTTCTTCTTTTGTAGAAGAAGGTATCTCTACCTTGATGTCAGAAGACAAAGCCTTCATATACTGCTTCAATTTAGGAGTAATATTGGCGTAGCTTCTATAAATAATAACATTGCCGGTTTTGTATAGATTATTAAGAAATCTTTCAGATCTCTCTTTACCGTTAACACTTCTAAACCATTGTTGATAAAACTTTTCGACAGATTTATCTCTGTGTACAATTTGAATCCCTTGACTTCCAAAATCACCCATTAAGTCAATTATATTGCGAATGATACCAACTTTATCATAAGCATCCATACACATTTTTATAACACGACGTTGCTGCTGCGGGACAGCCTCTTCTGGTCTAAAAGCATAATAATCACTAGAGTGAAAACCGGGGCGAACAGAGCGGTTAGGCTCAATATCTATAAAATGACGATAAGTACTACCCTGAGATTTGCTTAAGCCACTATAAGAATCTACGTTTTTCGAAAACTGAGACATAGCATTAGCTTTGCTGTTTTCGTCTTCTTCTCGCCAAGTTAGCATATCTTCACTCATTTTTTACCTCAATTGAAATGTAATCGCATTGCATATTTATTAATACACATCTTTCATCTGATCTGAGAACCAACTTGGACCAGTGTACATATTTTGGTTATTATCTGCTTTTTTATAACCACCAGTAGCAAATCCACCATAAAATTCATAATCTGCCTGCGTAGGAGTTCTATGCAATATTCTAGCGGCCATGTTTGCCATTAACAATGCAGAATATCTATCTTTTCTCATTTTGCTTTTTTTACCAGTTCCTACGATCACTTCTGGCGTATCCCATCTGTCACGACCAGCAGATGTTTGAGTCATTTGTATCATTGACAGTTCGTCCTTTAGTTCTTCTATGTCTAGGACGCACTCCTCTAGTGTGTCAAACATTCTGTTTTTGATTGAATCTTCTTGTTCTGAGATTGCTAAACTTACTGTGTCGAAATGGGGAAATAATAAAACTTTATCCTCAAAGTCTTTTCTCATTCCATGATTTGCTTCAGCTAGCCAGTCATATTTGGCAAACTGGCACATCTCTAGTATATGTAAGCCTCTTTCGCCGTCTGTGTCTTTGGGCTTATCATCATCTATGGTTGGCCATATTGCAACTTCTCCATCTTTAATTTTATCATTATCATGTAATGACTCCATAACGGCAACGCCGCCACCTTGAGCATCCATAGCTATGTGAACGCATGGGAACAGCTTCATTAAGTCTCTAATTTTTCTAGCACAATACGCATAGAAGTCAGTTTCTGTTGAGTAACCTCTTTTTACTTTTTCTTTGTGTTCTGATCGCGTGGTTGTCCAACAGTGAACTATTCTTCTATGATCAAGACTAATTTCTAGAACAACAATGCTAAAATTATCTACTTCGGAAGCTGGGTCAACGCCAAATATATAGCGTTTATCTTTATCGCCCATGAGGCTTGCTTCAAAGAATATTGGGTCATTATTTTTATTTTTGATAGATCCATCCTCTGTAACCACACAAGACTCTATGAGCGAACGTTTAAAGAATCCTTGTGAGTCTCTTGTAAAGCAAGCTCCATACTCCATCTGGTAAATACCAGCGTGAACAGTAGCCTTTGATCTTGCTACCTGATCAGCATCCATAAAACCTTTAGGTAAAAGCTCATACGGCATACGTATAATCGAGTATTGGGTCCAATCAAAACTTTCTGGTGGATCTTCTCCAAATATTTCACGAAGTCTAGATGGGTCGCCTTGACTTTTTATGATTGATTTCCATTTTTTCCAATAAGTAGCGAAATGGTTAAAGTCATAGTAAGCAGTGCCAGAAAGAATAATTTGATTATCTTTCTTTACCTCTTTTTCTTCTATTTCAAGTTGAATGCCAAGTTCGTTTGCTTTTTTTTGGGCAGCTAACCGCTTTACGTTTTCGACGGGATCTGCACTAACAGCGGCAAAACCAGCAACAACATTTTCGAAAATCTCTCTTGGTATAGAGGCAAATTCATCAGCAATGATATCGTTTGCTCTCTGACCTCTGATTTTCTGCCCATCGCCAAGCGGAAGG